TAATGGACCACGTCTCTTCTTTAATATTAAAATGTACAATATTAGACTGTCCTAATTTAATACCTAAGTTGTCTTCGATGATCTTTTTATATAAAGATACTTGTAGTGAATATTTCTCATACTCACAGTCCGGTAAATTAAATAGCTTAAGTTTACTATACTTATTTTCATAGTTTAGTTTCTTATCTGTTTTAAAATCCCAGATTTCATATTCTTGTGTATTTAAATTAAAATACAGTCGATCAAATCTTCCTGCTAATTCTAGAATAGAATCACCTATAATGAATTCCATAGCGATAGGAATAAGATAATCTTTTGTCACATTATACCAATCTTTACATAACGTTTCTGCTTTACGTAAAGACGTATAGAACTTAATTGTTTCTAGTGTGGACAAATCTATATTGGGTAATGGGATAGGATCTATTAGTCTTTTTTCCAAGTTTTCTAAATAATCATGAATATAGCTGCCTCTTGTGGTTCCTGTTATTGCCTCCACATCCCACTGCTCAAGTATTTGTTCTGGTTGAACTTTTAAATGAGAATAATCATCAGATATATAAACTACCCGATCATCCACCTTAAACGATGTTCTAGAATTCCAAATCATTTTAACAGGATAACCAGAGAACTCATAAGCTTTGTAAACAGACCAATAGTTCTTATCAAACGGTTGCTTTAAAGAATTTAGAAATTGAGTGACAGACTGGAGGGGTTGATCTTTATGGAAATAAGTATGAGTAGAGTCTTGGTATGTGATATCTTTAAAAGTCGAATTTAATTCTTTAATCATTGGAGTAGAGTTTTAAGTAAGTAATTGCGTTTTCTAATGTTTCAGTGTTATCTCTAAACCAGCCTAGTCCAAAGTTACAATGCTTACACAAAATTCCACGAACCTTACCTGTAGTATGACAGTGATCTGTATGTACAGATTTTATATCTAAAATATAAAGCTTTGTTTTACAAATAGCGCAGTTTCCTCCTTGATCTAAAATCATTTGCTTAAAGTCTGCTAAACTAATCTTATACTTACTTCTTAAAGAGTTGTTTTTAATAACATGTTTAGGTTTCCCATTAACACATATTTTACAATTACTTGTAACACCAAATTTAGTATATTTATCAATTCCAAAATTATCCAGTGTTTTTACAGCTTTACATTTTCCACATTCCTTTAATCCGATTTTAAACAATTCTTGGATTCGTTCCTGTTTATCTTGAAGACATAATTCATAACCTTTAGAACACTTTCTACATGTACCTCTATAAGAATTGTTTTCAGATCTTTTACAAAAGTATCTAACATCTTTGGTTTCCTTACATTTACTACAAGTAATTTTACCATCTATAATTTCTGTTCTTTTCATATTAGTATTGTTTACCTGCGTAAAAGAAATGACTATTCTCACATACTATTACTTCTGTGTGACTTTGTTTACCATTTATGTGTGTAATTCCAAATCCATTTTTCCAAAACTTTCTTTCAATTCTAGAAAGATATTTAAACCCCGACGATTCAATATCTGCAAAACAGCCAATATTTACTCCATGTAAATCACCTTCAAAATATTGATCTATTCTATGAGTATGTGCAAAAATACAAGAGTGTTTAAGTTTAGATACATGTGTTTTCGCAGGGGTCTGAGTACAGTAAATCCCATGAAAAGCTTGATATTTTCCTATGGAAATATAGTCTTCTTTCCAGTTATCTAAAACCTTATACCCTCTTTCTTTTAGTTTTAAAGCATCAATTGGAGATATTAAAGCATCTGCAAATTTATTAGCTTTAGGTGAGCTAATAGTCCTAAAATATCTATCCTCGTGATTTCCAAAAATAAACGTCTTTGGAACATTTGGGAGTATTGCATCAAATATATCTAAAATTCTATTACCTTCCGAATATTCTTTTCCAAGAGTAAGTCCTGATTTATCTACAATACCGTCATCATGTGATGATAGACTTTTAAGATCTAAAAAGTCCCCAATAAGATGGAATCCTCCAATCTTATCTTTATACTCTGACATAAAAGCTAGAAGTGAGTTGATAAGTTTTTCATTATGAAAAGGTACATGAACACACCCTAGTGTAATATGGATTTTGGTATCATCCACTTTTATAGATAACTTATTAAATAGTCTTCTAACCCCGTCTGACCTTTTCTTGTCAGACTCGCCTATCAAATAATTAAATTGATTTGCCAAGCTTATCCAGCTTGCTGTTTTCCCTTTTTCTTTGAGATGTTTTTCTAATTCTTCCATAATTAATTTTTGTTTCCACAAAAATCGGGATTTGTAGATAAAGTTTACTTAACCTACAATTTCTATTGTGGAAACTGTCCTAACACAAGACGTGTCTGTAAATACGCAAAACGAATACGTTTTTGTAATAAATATTTTTATTTCACAATCTAATTCAGGATCTAGGTCACAACCCGAGTTTAGCAAATTTAAATAAATAAACGCGGATTCTATTCTAGATAGATATTCATCTTTATTACAATTTAGTCCATACCATTCTATTTCTTTTAATGTGTTGACCAACTTGAAATAAATACACTTTAGTTTAGCTGCATCCGCAGTCGTCACTTGCTGTACTAGTGTTGTCATTTAACAATGTTTTAATTTCTGTATATAAACTACACATGTCTGTACAATTACAAACATCACAATCGGCAGAATTTACAAGAGCGTAATAATAATGAATAATCTTTGGATTTCTTGTCAAAGTATAATGATCCATTACTTTACACTTAGTGTCGCAATCTATAAATACACATGCGGTATCTGTTGCCTGGAATATAGCCTCATCCTCAAATTCTGTATATGTTACAGCAAGAGAAAAGTTATATACGCCATCGCAATATGTTGTTTTAGATGCGTCATTATAATATGCTGTTGCCGGAATAACTAAAGTATCTTCAACAATATCATCTTCTAGAGAAGTTAATACCACCGAAGTTTGTGTTGAGGAACAATTTAATTTTGTCCTCAACACAATACTTACGATGTTTTTCCCTTCTCCAGTAAGAATTGAACTTTTAATTGTTAAATTTTCACACGAAGGAGTTACTATCATTATTTAAATAAGTTAATGAGTCTTAGAATAGTTTCTCTAAGGTTTTCGTTTTTAATTACCTTTCCAAGTATCCATCCTAAATTTGATATGATTAACTGGATAAATTCTGGCGAACTTAAAAAAGAGTTCCAAATAGCTTTTAATTGAGTACCGTCTGATTGGTTAGTATCTGTCAAAACGATAAACGATTGAATAAGGGGTTTTTGCAAAAGTAAAAGCCCATCTTGTAATTGTTTATCATCTAATTTTTTAACCAGCTCAGAAAGTAGCCCATTAAATACAGCAATGATTTCTGGATCAGAAGTAAAAGATCCCCAGATTGCGGCAAGTTGATTCTTATTATCTGCAATGTCGTCAGCTAATACTTCTACTGTATCCACCAGTCTTTCTAAAACTTCTTTAGCAGAGATTTTTGCATAATCATTTGGGATCAATACGATTATCTCTTTTTCAATAAATTCAAGATTAGTTGCAATAAGTTTAACCAAAAGTTCTTTTTCCATGATTGTTGAGTTTGTTGAGCAGGTTGCTCGATTATAGGAGGTTGTGTAATTTCGGGTTGTTTAACCACCTGTTCTACAACAGGTATGGGAATATCAAAAATGTCTATTTGCAAGGTTTCTGTTTTTTCGGCTTTTTGCATTAAAGTAAAAAGCTTACTGAAAGCAACCATTGAATGTAACAGTTTATCTTCAACTACTTTTGTACCAACTAAAATGCAACCACTAGAATCTGCTATAGAGTTTCCAGCATGGATGCGAATACCATAAAATCCCGGAACATTTATTAATAGGGGTAACATCTTATTAAATGTCGGACTATGTGTTATTTTAATTAAATATGTGCCTGCAGGAATACACGTCTCATGTTTAATTTTTGTAGGTCGTACCTTGTCTTCAAGTGTATAACAAATAAAATTTCCGTTTATGGCATTATTGACCTCTCTTATTCTTTGTAATTTTAATACCATGTCTAAATTTAAATATAGCTTTAACTTGATCTTGTGCAATTGTTAAAAAAGACCATCCAAATTTTTGTTCCCAGGATTCATCAATTGATTTTAATTCTCTTAGTATAATAATAAATGCTACACTGGCGGCCAGTTTTAATTTTATTAAAATCTCTGCGGCACCATCATTAAATAACATTTTAAATAAATCAGCACCTACGTCTTTTACAAATATAATATCTACAAGATGAATCACAATAATGGCTGCACTATAAAATAATATCTTATATAGTGTATCTTCCATTTTTTTAGACTTAATAGCCTGACGACCTTCTGTAGTATATACCACGTATAGCTTAATGAAAAAATCCATAAATGCTAATACCATACATAAGAAAATAATACCCTGAATTGGCGAAAAGAATCCTGCTAATATTGCACCTAATTTTATAGAAATGTTGTTGGTAAAACTTAAAAGTTTATAAAAATATGTTTTTAGCATTGATAATATTTTATTAATCTCCAGCAAAAAGGATTGCGTTAGTAGACGGGGCTAATGGCGTATAATCAATCTCGATATAAGCTTGAGTTACTCTTGTTGCACCCTCAGTTGAATAGATATAAAGTCCACAAGCATCAAGATCTGCAATAGCAAACGGTAATCCTGTTGTATAATCTATCGTATCAGTTACTTCATAGTTTGCATAACTAGCCGTCATTGCTCCCCCGGCAACGTTTGACATTTGTATAGCACCAACTGGTTTTATTAAAGCGCATAGTATTGTTGGAGCGGAAGTTGTATAACGCGCACGAAAAAATACTTTTACACTATTTATAGTTTCTGTGGTTAACCCTGTTGTTGCAAAAGCCGGAATATATAGTCCTCCCGCAACGGTTGTTGAAATATATGTTGTCTCATCATCTGTGGTAGAATCATTTATACAATCCCATAAGTTTGCAGCTCCTGTAGCAGTAAATCCTTCGTTATCAAAATCCTCAAAAGGTCTTAATGTTAGTATTGCCATATTATTAGAAGTTTAGTGATGCCATACCAAAGTAATCAGTACCATCGTATATAAGGGTGATTAAATCAGTTTTGTTTGCAGTAGTGGTAAGAGTAGGTGCAGTTCCACCTTGCCATTTAATTGTGGGCCAGGTCACTGTTCTACTTCCTGTTCCATCTTGTTTCAGAACAATTAAGTATCTACCTCCTGTTAAAGGATTGGCAAAAGTAAACGTTCTGTTTCCACCAAGAGTAACAGATTGTACGTTACTGTTGTTCCAATCTAGAGCAATTGTGGCTCCATCTGTTAAAGCAAACTTGGTACTAACATATTGACCAGCAACTCTCATTTGTCTACCATCCATTCTTACTAATTCTGTAAGCGCTGCAGCATTAGTTACTGTGCTAAATATGATAGCAGATTGACGTGAAGCATGGGTAGCGGTTGACCAGATAGATGAAATTCTATTTTGATCTGTATTATTTGTGGTAGACGTTTCTCCTTGGAATAAAATACTTCCTCCGAATCCTGCAGCGGCTGTACCAGTAGAATTTGTTTTAAGAATTAATCCGTCTGTGGTAGCATTTGTAGCAGATGTAGATACTGTGCTTGTAAGTACACCATTACCAGCGATTCTAAACGTCTCTGCTAAAGCAGTAGCATTGTTTACTCCACTAAATATTATGTCTGCAGTTCTAGATGCATGTGTAGCAGTTGTCCATAAAACATCTATTGCTGCTGCATCTTGAGAGTTTGTAGTTGAAGACTCTAACTGAAATAACTGTCTTTGACCAAAACCTGCGGCTGCAGTACCAGAAGAGTTTACAATCTTCGTGATGTTTGTTTCAACTGTAGAAGTATTAGAACTTACGTCAGTAAGTGTGAGTGCACCTCCAGTTGAAGCTCCACCGGTAAACACCCCCCTAACCACATTATTAGTTTCAAAGCTTAATGTAGTAGCGTCATTTGTACCAATTACTACGGCGCCCGTATTACCACCATTCGCTATATCTCCACCCCCTGCAACAGTAACCCAAGATAATGTACCCGTTCCATTTGTTTGTAACAACTGTCCAGAAGCCCCGTCGTCTACAGGAAGTGTAAGTGTATATGAAGTAGTAAGCGAACCTGTAGCAGGAGTTTGAAATCCTACATAATGAGTAGTGTCAGAATCATATAATCTTAAAACCCCATCAATATATTGCATAAATGTTGTGCCAGATCCTATGTAAGATGATGTATTATCAGCAGAAAAATATTGAGTTGCATCTTGAGAACTTAACGTCGCAGCATTTGTAGAATTACTAATAAATAATGCGGCATTGGTATTGGTATATGAAATACCCATATTACTGGCTGCTCCAACTCTTAAATCAATACCTCCAGTAAGAGTACCACCTGTTAATTTAGCAACTGATACATCATTAATTTTTGCGTTAGTTACAGCATTATTGTCTATTGTCCAAGTGGCACCTGAAGCAGATACTGTAATATCTCCCTTATCTCCATCAGTAACCCCTCCTCCAAATCCAACCCAAGAAGAACCATTATATCCTTCAAATTGAGTAGCAGTAGTATTGTACCGGATATTACCTTGTGTGTTTACTCGTTGGCCGGTAGTACCAATAGGTATTTGTATGGCGTTTGTTCCCCCAAATACTACTTTACCTACCGTAGTTTCTATTGCTCTAAAATCGGCAGCAGCGGTTAAAGAAGGATCAATAAACAAACCTCTTGTGATACCATTTGCTCCACCTGTTTGGTTTATTTGTTGAGCAATGTATAATCCATTATATACTCCTGTACCAGATGTTGGCGCAAAAGTAGAGTATTGATGAAATAAATCTAAAGTACCGGAGGTATCTGTAAATGTAGTATCAAACGGCTGTCTGATTCTAGCATAAGCATCAAAGAAACTAGTAAGATCGTAAGCAAGTCTAGCAAGACCAGACCCTTGGAATAATCCATTATTTGTTAGTCTTAGTCTTTCTACATCTGAAGAGTTAAACGCTTGAAATGAAAAATCGGTGGCTCCAGTGCCAGCACCTTTAACAACGATTCTAGAAGAACCTGGGGATGCTGGAGAACCAATTTCTAACCTTGTAGATGCATCAACCCATTCAAAATTAGTAGATGCTCCAAATGCTCCAGAGTTGTTATATTGAATTTGAGTATTAGAACCTGCAGGGGTTCCACTGCTCGGACTAATCCAACTCAGAACACCTGTTCCATCGGTAGATAATACTTGTCCCGAATCACCATCTGTTGTTGGAAGAGTAAGCGTATAGTCTGTAGTAGTTGAGTTAGATGGTTGAATAGTTACAGAACCCGTATTTGTGGAATGTAATCTAACTGTACCTCGTGTAGTATTATCAACACCAAGATCTATGCCAGATACGGCAGTTAAGAGAGCATTAAAGTTCTTAGTTCCAGAAAAAGATTGAGCTGATGTAGAAACTAACCCTCGTGCAGAAGATGCTGCATCCGGGATATTAAAGGTGTGCGTAGAACTAGAGGATGAAATATTAAAATCTGATCCAGATGTTCCTGTAGCAAACGTTTGCGAAGATGTAGTAAGAGTGTTTAATGTCGTAATACCTCCTGCTAAAATAGAAGTAGGATTAGAGATTAAATTACCAGAAGCATCTGTAGATAAGAAATTAGTAGGAGTACCAGCATCATCTCTTGAATTAGGATAACCGTGGAGAGTTACATCCAAATTAGGCCGAAGAGTCATTACTAAATTGCCACCACCAAAAGCGTTTGATCCATCTGAAGATAATCTTGTTCTAAATTCGGTATTTGTAGATACTTGTTTTGTGGTTCCATCTACCGCTGTTACATTTACTCGCATTGGACTAACAGCAGAACCATCGTCGTAAGGATCGTAAGGAGAAGTAACACCTCTTGTTACATAAACCCTCATATCCATCGGAAAATCCCCAACAAGGGGAGACCTTACTGTATCTGTTGCAGATTCATAAGTCATATAACTATTCCACAACGTACCTGCTGCTGCTGTGGCACTTACTTGTTTCTGAAACAACTGTGCCCCATTGTATGCAATTGCTAACTGTAAATCCCAGTTGGCACTGTCGTTTGAACTAATTATTGTCCCAGGAGTAGTCCAATTCCAAGGAGCTTTTGATAACGCTCTTTGTGCGGACGTAGAACCAATAATCATCTTATTAGAACCGTCGATAGTAATTCTATCTGCGGATATTCCTTCTAATGTATTAGAAGTATTCCATCTCGTAAACTGTGCCGCTGTACCAGTTCCTAAAGCAAGAGTACCAGAAGCATCGGGTACAGTCATTGTTCTGGTTGTAGCCGTGGTTACGCCAGATACTTCAAACGCAAGTTGCTTAGTAGCATCTCCATTATCTTGTACTCTAAATACATTATCTGCATAAGTATTGGTTACTGTAGGCGTTGCCCAGGTGCCATCACCTCTCCAGAAAGTAGAGGAAGAAGCAGAGGTTCCAGAGTTTAAATTAGTAACCGGTAAGTTTCCAGTTACGTCGGAAGCTAGTCTTACTGTTAAAGTATTAGAAGCTCCATTTATTGTCTTATTAGTAAGGGTTTGGGTAGCCGCTAATCCTACTAATGTGTCTGTGACTGCAGGTAATGTAAGAGTAACTGCGCCTAAAGCACCTGTTGTAGGAGATATTGTGATTGAACCTGAAGTAGCATTTCTAAAATCTATAGAACCAACTGAAGTTCCTGCTACACCAAGATTAAGTTTTGATGTTCCGTCTGTAGTAAAACCAGCAACAACTTTAGTGTCTACAGTACCTGCCCCAAGCACTACCGAGTTTGCAGTAAGGTTTCCTCCAGTGTTTGTAACAGTACCACTTGTTAAAGCAGTTGTAAGTACATTACCAGAAGAATCAAATACTAAATTACCAACCGCTGTTCCAGTAAAAGAAGAAGTAGATGTATATGAAGACAATCTTAGTTGCCCACCAGTAGTTAATCTAAGTCTATCTGTAGTTCCAAGCGCATTACTATTAGATAACTTAAAGGCACCCGAATCAGAAGAATCTGATCCGAATGCCCAAGTTGTTGTACCATTTTGCGACTGGAAAAAAGCATCATTGGTGGTAGAGGTTGTCTTTGCTGTGAATTTAGCAGTATTTCCATTTGCTTCTAAAAGAGAATGTAATGTACCAGTTGTACCAGTAGATAAAATTCCTTCAAAAGCATATATATTTGCAGATGATGCTGGAGAAAATGAAAAGAACTTAAATGCTCTATATCCATCTGCTAATGACGATGCTGCAGAATTATAAAAACCTATTGTATTATTAGCTAAGGTGTTTAATGTAAATCCTGTAAAAGCTCCTGATGAAACGGTTTGATCTGTAGTTCCATTACCATCAGTTATAATGGCATTGTTTGGAACCCAGTCTGTACCATTGTGTCTAAGAGTAGCACTAGTAGAAGCACCATCTGCTTGTAATTGTTTTAATTTAACTTTTGTTCCAGCCATGATTTATTATCGTTTTTTGAATATCACAATCTCATCAGCCGTTAATGCGACTTGGAAAGTAATTTCGTTTGTACCTGTATTTACTTGATAATCTCTAGTAGTAGAGGTTCCAGTTCTATTTTGAAGAAGTCCGTTTCTATAAACTTCGAAGTTATCAACGTTAGTTGGAAGAGTGAATGAAATGTTTGTACCGTTTCTATCTTTAACCGAAGTACCAGAATCTAAGTCTACAGTAGTTGCTGTTGAACCTTCCAAGTAAGCAATAGTCACATCACCTGCCCCACCTAAGTCAGCAATGGTTAAATCACGAGTTGTAACACCAGTAACGTGGCCATAGGTATCTATCGTAAGAGTATCGATAACTTGTGCTGCAGAAGTATCTAAGCTAGATGCTCCAGTAGAAGTGTGTGCAAAACGAATTGCAGAACCAGACGTGCTAATATCTAAATCAATGCCTCCACCACTAACAAAGTTAATTCCTTCCAAGTTTGCCGAACCTGTTTCAGCCCAACCAGTAAATCCTGGATCAGTATCTAATACTGCAACAGGAACCTGAAGATTAGTATTGGTAATATCAGTAGCTCTACCATAAGCATCAACAGTAATTGTTGGAATTGTAACAGAAGATCCATAAGTACCTGGAGTAACTGCGGTAGTAGCTAAATCAATATTGTCTGCATTTACAACAATTCTTGCAGTAGAAGCTGTACCAATATCTAAGGTGAGACCTGACTTGGTAAGACCTGCACCAGCAACAATGTCAGTAGCAGAGTTAATCTGTGTAAATACAATTGCATCAGTTCCTAAAGTAGTTACTTCAGAAGCAGTTAACCAAATAGTTCCAGCACCAACTGTACCATCTTCAACAACTAAGAAAGTAGCATCTACTTCATCAGCAGCATCCATATCAGTTGCTCTTGTCCATGCTCCAGCAGCAGATACGTAAATACCGTTTTGTGCTTGAGCAGATTGGTTCTTAACTAATACTCTAGAAGCAGAAGTAGTAATACCGTCAATAGTTTGTTCACCAGACAAAGTGATATTTGCAGTAGTTGCGACTCTTACTTGTTTGGTTCTTTGATTCGCAACTAATGAATCCACATACTGCTTAGATGCGGCATGATTATTATTAATTGGAGTTACTGGGACGTTAACATTTTCAAAGAACGTATTTTCACCAGTAAATGTTTGATCCGCACTTAAGAACGCAATGTCAGAACCATCAGAAAGATAACTAGTTTCAAGATCAACCCACGTGGGTAAACCTCCATCAACTACTAATACCTGTGTGTCTGTTCCAGCAGCACGTCTAGACCAAACGTTAGTAGCAGTACCAATTAAAATATCACCTGTAGTGACAGTAGTTTGACCAGTACCTCCAAAAGTAGGACCAACAGCAGTACCGTTCCAAGTACCGGTAGTAATAGTACCTAAAGTAGTAATAGACGCTTGGCCTACATAACCAGAAGCAATGTCTATAGTTGGGTTTCCAGATACACCATTACCATCTGTGATAGTAATTCTATCTGTAGTTCCTGTAATAGTTCTTTGTGCCCAAGTATCAGAAGCAGTTCTTACGGCAATACCAGTAGAAGAAAGTCCTTCTAGAGCAGCCAAATCATTGGCAAGTACAAAGGTAGGATTACCAGCAACACCAGCAGGATTAGTGATTGTAAAACCTGCAGCAGGTGCAGTAAGTGTTCTACCAACGAAAGTATCTGCAGCAGTTTGAGTAAGAATACCGTCTGTATTATATGCAGCAAGTGCATTAAGAGTAGCATCAAGTGTTACATCTGTTCTACCTCCACCAGCATTATCTGCGGCAGTAATGCCACCGCCAATAAAGTTAATAGTTGATCTATTGGTTAAGTTAGAACCTTCTTCTTGAACAGTAGTAATACCACCTGCTCCAGCAGTTGCTGAAATTGTAAGTGTATTAGCCGTATCATCATAGTTAAGAGTAATGTTGGTACCAGCTTGTAAAAGCGAACCAACTCTATCATCAACTCTTTCGTCTGTGAAATAAAGATTAGTGCCTTCGGCAACGTTTGTGGTTGTAAGTACAACAGCTCCTGTTTGAGAGTTAACCGATTGAACATTGGCAGTAAGAACAGTTCCGGTCATTGTAAGACCTGCTCCGTAAGTATGCCATGCAATACTTGATGCAGAATCATCCCAGAAAAGACCTTTGTCAGATCCTGTAGATGGTGCAAAATAAATGGGTGTATTTGACCCGTTGGTATATATAAGAGAAGATACGGAAGTAGATGGCTCTAGCTGTCTAATCTTCACATAAGTATTAGCCATGTTTATGTATAATATTTAATTGTTACTTTGTTGTTTGCGTTGAATGAAACAGTAAATGTAAAAGTGTTTCCAGATTGAACATAATCTACTCCATCATCTTGATATACACCGTTTACAAAAACGTCTATAATGGTATTTGTAATAGGTGTGTGGGGAATGGTAACTACATTACCAGAGTTTACTATTTGTACATTTCTTCTTGGAGTTATAGGAACATAAGCTGTTCCATTGTAGTATAACATATCTCCAATACCACCAGAAGCTATTGTTGTGTAGTTAGGAGTCCAGTTTTCCCAAACTGAACCATTAAACTTCAGTATTTGATTACCAATTACACCAGATGTTTGTAATTGTGATAGGTTTAGATTTCCACCGAGTGTAGTTAAATTTACTAACCCTGGAGTAAAGACAATCTGAGTACCTGTCCCAAATACAGCATTTGTTCCATTTGTAATGGATAGTCCAGTAGAACTTGTTGTTAGATTTCCAGTAGTAGCTCCTGTTATAGAACCTACCGCTGTTTCTAAATCTTGTAATGCTTGTTTAATTGTTCTATTATCGGAAATAATAGAACCAGTGAAAATACCAAGATTTGTATCTTGTCTGGGAACACCTGCCAATGTAATTACTGCGTCAAATGAAACCCAATCCTCTCTTGATAAAACACCATCGTTTGAAAAACTGGCTTGGGTCAACGTTGTATCTGTTCCGGTGGAACTTGTTATAGTAAGTTGTCCAAAACCATCAATTGTCTGACCGAGATTAGTACCAACAAAAGGCGTAGTATCTGTGATTATATCACCGAGCTCTATTCTTTCGTTGATCCATTCCACCATTTCTACTGCTTCATTACCAACGCCAGAGTTGGTGAATTTACCAAACGCATTTCCGGTAGTTGTTCTTTGACCCTTAATAATGTTATTGGGTAAATATAGTTTTTTATATTTGTCGTACTTTGCCATAGGTATAAATAAAGAAGGGGATAAACTTTGCTTTTACAAAATTCATCCCCTTCAATAAGTGTTTTTATTAAGATAAATAGGTACTACCAGCAACAGCATCACCTCCAACTTGGAAGTTTGTGCCAGTAGTTCTTGCGTGTTCTAACCAAGCAGTAAGAACCGCTTCAATTGCAGCAACTGCTGTTGCGGAAGCAGTACCTGTACCCGCGTCACTTGAAGTAACTGTAGGAATATCGGTTGTTCCTCTTGCGATAATGTTATTTACCGTAGTAGTGAATGAAGAAGGAACTTCGCATCTAAACAAGATTGTAGTTTTTTTAGGACTAACAACATTTGCATTAAGGACAGATTCTGTGTCAAAGTAATCTATGATATACGAAGTGTATAAATTAGATTCGTTGATATAAGACTTACCTTCAGAGAACCAATCACCATGTGGCATGTTCTGCATGGTGTGCACTTGTAATAGAGGTCTTTTTGCATTTAACAACGACCACTTACGACCTTGCCCAGTGCCCTCATTAGGATAACAAGGGGTTAAAGTAGGATCAACACCAGTTAAGAAGCTCTTTGCAAAATTCAAAGTAGGTTTTACTTGAATTTGCTCAACATTGTCGTAATAAGCAGCAGTCTCATGTGGTAAACCAATAACAATCAGAGCATCAATTTTAGCAGCAGCACCAGCTGTGGTAATATCAACATTCTCAATAGTAGATGTAGCTAACAATTGAGTATTGTCTTTTACAAGACGAGCTAATGTTTGACATAACTCAGAACTTGATTTCAAGATTTGAGCAGTACCGTTTGATGTTTGGAAAGTGATGTTGGTAGTTGGAGTAATTGTACCAATCACTTGACCAGAACCACCAGCAACTTTAACACCAAACACCACAAAAGATTTATTACCTTTACGAGTTTGTGTAGCAACAGCTTTTGACTGGCTATTTAAACGTGTCACCAAGTTAGTAAGCACATAATCAAGAGGTGCTGTAATAGATGCAGTAGTAAAGTTAACAATAGGAGCAGTAGCAACAACGATGTTGTCATTCATTGTAGAATACTCTCTATCATAACGAACAGAATCAAGTTTCAAAAACACTTGATATTCTCCATCATTTACAGGAGTAGGAAATGCAGTAGCCGCAAAACCACCAAATACAGGGATCGCTGCTTTTTTCACCATTACCGAAGTAATATTCCCTTTCCGAATAATTCCAGATTCAATGTGAGTTTTGTCACCAACTTCCCACACATCAGCAAGTTGTGTAGTAGCAGACATTGGGGTTCCTTGAACCAATTTAATGGCCTGTACATCATTACTGTCATCACCCGATGCAATATATGTACCAAGTGCTTTGACAGCAGAATTTTTATCCCAACTCAAAATACCGATTTGGCCAGAAGCAAGATTAACAGCGGTACCTGTAGTAGTAAACGTACCTGTGGGTAAAGCTTGATCTCCAGTTGCAACCAAGATGGTTTCCATTGGAAGTTTATTTGTTTGTTTCATAATTTAATTAAATAAGAGATTGAATTTTTTCTCTTTGAAAGTTATATGTATTTTCGTCTTCTATTACAGAAGCCAAATATTGAACAACCATGTCCACTAGTAAATCGTGATAATTTGCAGGAATATCGGATGTTACTTTTGGGCTTACGGTATTATAAGCTGTAGTATCACCATTAATGAACTCTAATGAATTATATCCTCCATAAAATACTTTGGTTGGTTGTTTTATATATTCTATAAATATAGAATCGGGAGTAAAGTCTTTTGTATAAATAAACAACTGATTATTTTTAAATACACCAAGACATCTTTCCCACTTTAAACTAGGTTGTTGATTTGTACTTCTTAACTTAAGGTCCAAATCATTATGTCTAGTAATAGTAATAGGTATTTTTTTTTCGCATTCTTCTGGTATTACATAGCCTCTAATAAAATGTTTATAAGGAGTTACTAAAGCACCAAGATTGCCAAAATAAATATTCGTATCAAAGTTTGTAAATGCAAGTGACACTTCTGGAACAACAAGTGTTGCTAACATGTCTATTCTTTGCTGAGTAATTTCAAAACCTAGTTTATAAGGTTTCATGGCATTTCCAGAATAGAATATTTCAACATAATCGTTGATCACCTTGTTAATCGCATCATCTATATACTCAACCGGAAAGTCTTGTTTGTGATTAGAATTTAATTTATTAAGTCTAAATTTAATCTCCTGATGTATTCTTTCTATTGTCATTTTAACCAGACACCTTTTTTCTCCAACTCAGAATATAAATCATAATACCAGTTACTGGTTTCTGTATCTTCTGGGTTGTATTTTAACATTTCTACAAGTATTAGATTAACAAACTTGTCTTTTTCTGAAAACTTATATTGAGGTGTTTGTGCTTTTGAGTGCCACAACATATAACCGTCTTTCATAGAAAGTACGTTCATATTAATACCCTGCTGTACGAGATAAAGAACTTCAAACTTAAGTTTGTTTTCCTTTTCTTTCAACAGATCAGTGATCTCAATAAACTTCCCAACATTAGTTAACTGATTAGTACCAGAGTCTAGATAATTATTAATAGCTTGTTTTATTTGATCTTTAGATGAAGTACCTTTAACAATGGGTTGACTTTGTGAATTTAAACACAAACTAGCCACCTGATAAAGTTTTAATTCAGAAGCTTCATTAAATAACTTAACCTTTGCATAAATAGCTTGGTCAATCACATCCTGTTTTCTCATCTTTTCCATTTCTGCTTCATTTTCTTCAGAAATATAAAAAGAGTGCATTGTAGGATTTATACTTTGTTTATTAGGAGCAACTTTATCGTGTACTTTAAAAAGCTGAATAGCTACTCTACCTCTTGGTGTTTCATCAGTAAATCTGTTTGGACCATCATATAATGTAACATAAAACTGTTCTAAAAAAGTAGCGGCTATTGTAGCTTTTCTGTTTTTAGAATAAGTAAATAAGTTACCAGACACCATTTCAGATTTATAGAATCCGGGTTCTCTTTGATCTAAGATTTCAAAATAAGTTTGCTTTTTAATAAGTTTTTGTTTTACAATCTTGTCTAGTTCAGTAGACCAGCTATGATCTAAACCAAAATCGGACATTACGTCTGAAGCATCTAAGTTGTAAAAAGGGTTGTCTACAGATTCTTCTAAACCAGTATGAAGTTTGTTTTTAGTCATATCTGCCCTAAAGCTCATTCTATAACCTGTTCCAATTTCTCTAGTTTTGTGCATCAGCTTACGTTGATCTGTCTGCTCTCCTGTTTTAGGATTAAAAGAAGTAAAGGTCTGTTTATCTCGACCTTGTGTAGCCTGTCTAGGGACAGGGCTTATCCAAATGGTACTATAATTTTTCATTTTATAGGAATTAAAAAGGCGATCCTATTTTCATAGAACCGCCTTTATATTTTTATGCGTAAGGATTTACCTCAATACGACCAACGCGGCTTACGTCCCAAATGTTAAGTGAGCCCGAAAGTTCTTTGTAAATACCTAATTCTTTCTTAGGTGAATAAACATTTCCACCAGACATTTCTGCACCAGTTTCAAAGTTGTAAACATTAGACACAGTGAAATACGATTCAACACCATCTTGCATTACCATACACATGTTTGATGTGTTAGCACCTGCTGGAGTTTGATCTGTAACACCAAAGTCAAAGATGTCCATAGAATAAGACTCTAAAGTACGCTGGGTACCTGGAGCTAATTCAGGGAACAACTGACGGTTGTCTTTCATTGGATCATACACAATCTCAACCTCAATACCGTTGGTCATTAAGATTTTTGTAAACTGTGACCCATATTGCAACTCATTAGCGTGATAACCTTGTGGGTCAGTTCTTTTTTGAGCAAACAATGTATCAACAGTTACGATAGAACTGTACTCTTCAAAAATAAGATTACTTAAGAATTGAATAGCGCCTTCACCACCTGCAATTTTAATCTTACGGTCTTTGAATGACTTACGAGTTAAGAAGATGTTGTTAAGATATTCAAACAACATGTTAAGAGTAAGTGAACCATTCTGTTCCATGTAGTGACCATCTTTTACCAATGATCTCCAACCAGCTGGAATTTTAATAGTTCTACCAGAATCCCTGTCTACGGTTTTCTGGAGCTGACCCCATTCCATAGCCATCTCACGATCATACATGGTTCTTTCTTCAAGACGAGCTTCCACAGCAGTGATAAACGTGCCTTTAGAAATCATCTTACCAGAGTGATCTTTTAAGTTAGTTTGGTAAACATAACCGCTAGATACAGCGGCACCTTTAGTGGTTTTGCCACCTACGGAATAACCTTCGCCAGTTGGAACAGCTCTGCCATTCTTACGAGCTTCAATTTCAGTTCTGATAAACTTATCAGTGAACTCTGCTTTATTAGCGTAGTTTGCAACCCAGTTGTACAACTTAAACATCTCACCATATTGGTCAGCTGCATATTTCATGTTTAACTCATCTGCAACAAATGAAGTAACACGAATTGCGGGTTGACCAGGTTGAAGATATTGAGCAGGCAACCAAGCATTTGGATCACCAGTTTGCAATTCACCTTCATATTCCCAGCTATTAGCAGAACGTTGAACAGGTTGCCCAAGGATTCTAATAAGTGGAGCATTTGAGTTTGCAATTTTAATAACAGCTGGTTCTGACAACCAATCTCTGTCTAACGCAAATTTGAAAGGAATACCACCTTTACCAACTTGATCTGAAGCACCAACAAGCAATTCAGTGAATCTGAATTCAACATCCATGTCAGCCATCAAATACCAAGTATAATCATCAACACCACCAGGAAGGGTGTAAACATTCTTTTGAGCAAGAGTAAAATAAGTGAATTTTTTATTCACAATGTCAGAACCAATTTCTGAACTAAATAATTGTGCTGACTTAACCCCAAAATCAAAGGGTTTGTACGAGCGGAACATATTTGCGTGAGTATAACTATCAAAGTAGTTACCACCCCATGCAGTGCGTTCATGTGTGACTAATGCGGATTTACGATCCATAAATTATTTATAATTTTTAAACTACGATTTCGTAGTCTTTTAACATGTCAAGTAGTTTATTTTCACTTGAAGCCGAGGTTGTTCCAGCAGAACTAAATCCGTTTTTACTTTTTAAAGTAGATGCGGCTCTAGCTTCTCCTTGTTTTCTCAAATCTTCAAAATAAAACTGCTTTCCATCAAATCGGGTTAATATATCAATAAACTGCACATAAGCTTTTGGATCAGCAACAATCTTATTTAGAATATCGTTTGCTTTAGGAATTGTCTCGCGAACCTTATCTTGTTTAGATTTAGCCCATTTTGTTTCTTCAATTTCCTTCTGCAAATTAGAAACAAATATCCTTTGTTGCTCAGCTTTCTGACTTACGCTTTGCTGTTTATTTGATAATAATGTGTCGGTTTTTTTAATTTTTTCTTTACGAAGTTTTTCTGCTTCTTCAATCAAAAGCTCTTCGTCTTCTAATTCATCTAACTGTGCTCGAATTGCAGAGTCTCTTAAACCTTTAGATTTAAGTTCTGTTTCCAGAAACTTTCTAGCATCATCTTGTGTATCAAACTTTATATCGTCTGCTTCTGTAAGATAAGTCTGGAAATACTCTTTTAATTCTTCTCTAGTTAGTTCTTTACCTGCAGCAGCAACAAACTTCAAAAGTTGTTGACTTTCTGTAGGTAGTTCTTGAATTGCCGAAGCCAATAATTTTTGTGGTAACTGAGAAAGCTTATTATCAATATAATCAAATGTACCATCAAATGGTTCATCATCTTCATCAACATAACCTTTTTCTAATAATTGCTCATATACACTTTGAGCTAAAGGATCCGAAGTTGCTTCAACAACTTCTACTTCTGGTTGGATTATTTCTTCAACCACTTCTGGAGCCTCGATTTCCTCAAGGCTTACTTCAAATTCGTCCATTTGTAGTATTTAATTTTGTACAAAATTAGGGTGTAATTCTAGTGTTTTTACCTATCTAATTAACAATAGGTCATTTTTCTGACGTTGATTCTTTTTAATCAAAAAGATTATTTTGTTGATTTTGGACGACCTGCTTTTTTGCGTTCTATTGCAAGTTTTTCCTTATCATACTCCTTCTCATACTGAAGTTTCTCTTTCTCCAAACTAATCTTCTGATTATCTAATGCTACTTTTTGTTGCAGCTTTAAAATCTCCAATTGATCTGGAACCCCATCATCATCTTGATCCTGATCTTTTTGACCAATATAAGAAGTGACTAACGCAACATCCAACTTACCTTTATTCTTTAGTTCTTCAATTTGAATAGCAAAAGCTTGTTCATCTTCTCTAGCTTCAATCTGCATCTTCTGCAATTGTTCTTGTGAAGCAAATTCAGACTGTTGCATTTGTTGTTGCCTTTCTTGTTGTTTCTTTTCCTCTATCTGAATTCTCTTATGAATTTCTTCAGGAGAAGCACCCATAACAATATCTTTAATAATTCCTGAAACTACAGTAGCACCTTCTCCTTGATTCTGAGCAAACGCATGTGAATACTCCAACATATACTGAGCATACTTTTCAGCATTACTAGAGTTAGCTAAGAACAATCCAATATCAGAATGTTGTAAAGAGTTAGGGGTAACCTTTAAAACTTCTTCGGTATTATTAGGAAGCCAGTAATGAAAAGATAGTTCTTGTTGATCGTGTAATTCAAATTGATTCTTACAATAGGTCTTAAAGTTAATTAACCAGTCATTAAGTGCCGCTTTCCAAATCATCGAGTGATTATAAAAATAAGGCTCTGTAATAGCATAACTTTGGTTAATAGCTTGCTGGTTATCTGCAACATTAGAATTAGTCTGAAAGTTAGACTGTCTTTGAGGACTAATACCCATCGCCATTCCAATTTCTCTTTTTAAGAAATCTAATAGAGATTGTAAGTTTAAGAGTTCTACAGCTGTTCCTAACATATAACCTGAACTGCCAGGGCTTCTTGTTGAAGGAGGTAAACCGCCTAAAGATGTTTGAGAACCAGAGAAGAAGTCTTTATTAGTCTTACGTAACATTGCTAAATAAGCAGATACTTTATCTCTAATAGGATTACCTTCTAAGTCTTGGCCTAACGAATCTGGAATCTGATCTACATCAACAGCTTGAATAGCACCTTGATATTTACTCAATTCTCTATTCTGAATAGATTTAGTGTAGAGGTATTGAAAATAAATAGGTAAGGCTCTTTGTATTGGAGATACAGATCTTGCGTTTCTAGCATTTAAAACCATACCTTTTGTACTTAATTCAAAGTTAGTATAAGGCTGTTCAATACTAGTGTGTTGATAAGGTACTTCTCGCATTACAGGATATACGTCTGAACCAAGTCTAACTATTTCATACTTTCTAGGAACCCAAAGACTTTCTGCACTAAATTGAGTTTGGGTAAGTTCATCAAACCAACTGTGTCTGATAGACTCCATATCATATCTATTATAGAACTTCTCTTTAGTAGCGTGCTTTGGAATCTCAAAATCAGAAGAAAGTGGAAGAACAATAGGATTATTATATTCGTCTTTATAAGATAAAAAGATAATCTCTTTAAAAGCCTTAAACTCAAAGTGAGTTTCAAAAATTAACTCTCTTCTTCCAGATAAAGAACTATATCCAGTTTGATTTAAACCAACCTGTTTATCAAAATCACTACTGTTGCTTTGAGATTGTAACAACATCTCTTGTCTTGTGTGGTCCCAAACAGGTTTACTATCATTGCTAAAAATATCATGTCTAGCATCTAACTTCCCAACGTGTGAAAAGATACCTAATTTAGCAACATCATCTTCTGATAAGTTGTAAGTATCAACAGCCTCTGTAAGGGTAATAGTCTTTCTATAAGCAATCCAATCTGATTTTTCTATTCGCTTTTCATTTGGATTCTTATGAAACAAGACTCTCAGTGGATTTCTTACTTCTAAGAAAGGTTTACCATGTTTCCAACCAGAAAAAATAAAACATCTGTCTGCAATAATAATATCTTCAAAAGTATCTACTTTTTTATCTAAGATAGATTGGTCATGCATTACATACTTTAATGCTTTATTAAAAAAGATTTCAATTTCAGATTGCCAGTTTTTAGACAAAAGATCTTCTGGCTCTAATTGAGTTCTAAGTTCTTCTTGATATTTAGCGATTTCTTCTTCAGACATTTGTTGAAGTTGCATCTGTTGTTTATCCAACTCAATAGCAACTTTCTCATCTACTGAAAGTCTAATTGCATCAATTAACTGTTGATTCTTATCTTGAATAGCTTTTGATGTAAGAAGTAAAAGATTAAGTGTATCTTTTCTTCCAATCATCTCACCCTTAAGAATATTTACACAATTGTGTAACTCTGGATAAGGTTCTATCTCATGATCTGCTACTTCAATCCCATCACCAAGTGGATTACAAAACTGTTTTAATCTCTCTTTAAAAGAGGAAAGATCATTGTTTACCACTTGATAACACACTTGCATTTCTTGATGATCTTCATCAAGATGTAGTGAGTAAGGACAAAAGTAATTCATCATGTTTTTAAACCATTCTCCGTCTTTTTCATATTTCTCTTTTTCAGAGAGTTTTCTCTTAATCATATAAAATGTACGATGTATTTATAATCAGCTCTGCCATAGCAAAACTATTCTGTAATGAATGGACAATAACATGTGTAGAATCTACAAGTGTATTGTCAATCTGTTTTGTTTTCACATTGAATGGTTCAAATACAGGTTCCAGCTTTAAATTAGCATTACTTAGGATTTTATAAGCAGGTTCTCTTAGTGTCTCATAAAACCATCTTGGAAGAGTATCTTGATTTCTTTGAGCATACTCATATAATGCAACACCTGTTCCTTTTACAGTACCTAATCTTAAAGCCGACTTGCAAGAACCTACTGCATCTTCAATTCTATCATATTCCTCATCTGCATTCTTCTTGGTAATCCCTCCTACATAAATAATAGCAGATACTTGTTCCAAATTAGCAATTCTTTTTAGGATTGAAATTTTATCAAACTCTACTTGTGCATTATCTAATTGCGCATTTAGTTGATCCAACCTTTTCTTAATAACCTTTTTATCTACTTTGTTATAAATAGTAAACTCATACGGGGTAACGGTAATTTTATTACAATGACCTTTTGTTAAAAATACTTTTAGATCTTTAAGATTTTCTCCAATAGATTCTCCATAACCTGGATGTTTAATTAAACAAATATTTAGATCTTGTTGTATTTTATTAGACAAAGCGGCTCTAACAAATGTATCAGAGAAGTCTTTGGCTATCATTACTACAGGAATATTCCTGTTATTAAAGTCATCCAAATGATGCTTATAATCTTGGGGATTTGTTACATCACCATCTATGATCCAAATAAAAGGATTTTCTGCAGAATAGTTTCCGTTTAACTGATTTGCAAATTGAGGATGTACTAAACCAGATTCAAAGTTTAAACCTTTTGAAATCTCATAATACGTATAATTAAAATGCTGACCATGTTCTACAGATATAGAAGCTTTTAACCCTGTCTGATTATAAATCTCTTGAATTAATTTAGCTATCTTTTCTGACTTACTTGCAGTAAATGCAATATTGTATATCTGAGAAACAGTTTCTATAGGAGTAGAAATACTTAGTAAATATTCCCCCACTTTTTGTATTTCTGCTTTACCTTCATCCAGTAAATCATTTACCTCTCTAGTCTTGGTTTCCTCCATCAAACGATTAATAAAGTTCTTTGTTAAAAGAGACGTAAGTGTAGTTCCATCACCACATTCGTGCACCGTTTGATTAGCTGCATTAATCAACAGTTGAGCACCCGCATCTTGTTCTGGATTACTAAACATGATTTTCTTGGCAACAGAAACACCATCTTTTGTAAAGAACAGGTTTCTATTTTCAAATAGAAGTACGTTCTTACCTGTCCCTCCCATTGTGGAAGTAATAATATCAGCAGCCTTATTTAGGCCGTTTAACAATGACTGTAGATCGTTATTAGAGTGTTCTAATCTTTTCATTAATTTGTCTTATTTTATCAAGGGTTTTTCTATCCTTGAATATGTTAGGATTAAGCGATATGAACCCTAACGGATTCTTTTTTGATTTCTGTTTTTCATTCAGAATACTGTGTTCCAATTCTTTAAGTGCTAAAGGAAAACCTAATACAGCAGATACTGCATCATAGTTTCCTTTTAAATCATATACAAGCAACTGTTGTACTAAGAATAAATCAGGAATTGTTTCTATAACTCTCATCTTCTGACCATTATAAGTAGTCTGTCTCAACAACCATTCTGCAGTATCATCTATCATTTCAACTTTATCTACTTGGTTACCAACCATGTATCCATATTCTTGAACTTTTTGTTGATATACAGCAGAACCCCTTTCTTTATTGGGTCTCAAACAAAGTAAATAAAGTTTCTGTTTTCTCATGAAATAACCTCTAATAGAATCTCCTCTGTTAGCCTCATACCAAAAACTTCTTGGTGGATTACCGTAATAAGCAATTATCTTTTCAATAATCTCATACATAGCATCCTTACCATTGCTATGTTTTCCAACATAAGCTAAGCAAAGATAATTTCCATTATATCCTTCAGATATATACTTAGGATTTAAGAAAACATAAAACGCACCTATAGAACCACCCTCATCTATATTCTCTGACACATAAGGATCCATTACAAACAAATACATATCGTCTGGAATTTGACCAGAAATATAATTAGGTTCTTCGTATATAATAGGACAACCATCTAACTTAGACATTGACCTATCATAAGGATGAGTATAAAAAGGCTCTGCTTCCTCATCATATTCAGATCTGACACCATACGGTTGTTTAGAATCCCAAATAAATTTAGACTTCTTACCAAGTGTAAGATATTGCTTATTTCTAAGTAACTCTCTTTCCCTTTCTAAGAGTTCTACAATTGGAAAGTAAGCACCTTTATTGGTCATCCACATATCAGAAGGAACTAAAGGATAGTTCATCTTCTCATTGTAAATAGCCGCAGGATCATTCTTAGAAGCTGCATCTGTTCTTCTTTCTTCGTAATGTTTTAAAGCTCTTTCAAAATCAGTATTTCCATTCTCATCTTTAAATCTAGTCTCAGTAAGATAAGCAGGAATAAATAATCCAATCTTTTTATCTGAATCTTCCCAAACATTATCAAATTCCAAGAAGTTATACTCACCAGGATTCTCAAATACTTGCCTAGTTTGTTGAATCAAATCAATGTTACCAGATGTACCAATACCTAATTGTACGCCCATTTGATCTCCATCAACAGAAACTACGGCAGTATTGGAGAGTAACGCATCTTTGAAGTTTGGCATAAGACCAATCTCTTCATATAAACAAAGAGCTGATCTACCACCCGCACCTGCTTGTGTACCATCTTGCTTCTTATCAGAATAGTTTACGTGGTGAATTGAAGTCTTAGTACCTTTAGTAATCCATCCTTGCGGAGTTTCTAATTCATATTCATATCTAAGCGGGTTCTTACTATTTCCAGGTTTACTATCACCAACCCAGTTTCTATATAAAGGATTAGGTTCATAATCCCTGGTTTCTGGTGAACCCCAAACACCTAAGTCTTTATCTGTTCCCAGAACATTTAAACCTGTGGTTATTTTGTTCATCAAATCAGCAGACTTACCTGTTATTCCTGCACCAAGTATTACCTTAGTTGTTGGCGGATTAATAGTATTCTCTTTTGAGAACTCTTTAATTCCATCAAAGGTAAGTACATGTGTTGCAATACCTGCTGTAGTATAACTCTTTCCTCCTCCCCGTGAGCCTAATATACAAAG